GGACGCTTGTCGAGGATTGCTGATTGGAAACGCTGTTACCGTTCCTGTGGCAGAATGGATAGCTAAAAGAATAATTGAATTTGAAGCAGAGCAAAAAGATTAAAGGAGGGGGAGAATGAAGGTTTTATTAACGGTCCATAGCGATAAAGAAAAAGAAAAGTTTTGCAGATTGTCCGGTTATCGGGAGAAAGGGGAAAATAAGTATTTCCTTTCGCTTTACACACAAGAAGGAATGGAGATGACAGAAGGCGAGCTATACGAAATGCTTCATGATTATTTTGTTAAGAATTTTTGACCAAAAAGATTAAAGGAGGGAGTATAGAGGGTGAAGTTTTTATCGCTGTTCAGCCATATGCTTGGATTTTTAGTTGGGTTCATCTTGATGGATAAATATTATAGTAGATTTAACGCTTGGTTGTGGAATCGGAAGTGGGAGAGAGATTTGAAGCGGCGCAAGAAGTTGGAAGCATGGGTAAGGGATAATAGTAAATGACTGACCCACAAACCCAGGACAAAATAAAGGGTAGCAATATAGCCGAGGACCCTATTGACGCGAGCATGATAATGTCAAGGGGGTTCTATATAGAACAATGGCTGCAAACCCTCACCAAAAACCAGCGTTTTGTGGCTGAAAAGTTCATACTTTCAAATTGGGATTTGCCCCGAATCAGGCGTAGATTAAGGGTTTCCCGACAACGGGCCCACACCCTTTTAAGACAAGTAAGAAGAAAGATCAGAACCCTCGGTAATCCCTCACAAAAATAAATCCTTCTCAGCTGTTGACGCAAAGCATATTTCCTCCCATTTATGGAAGGTATTATATGTGGCCGGGCAGGGGATAGTTGGCTTTAATCCACCGCTACCCCCTGCATAGTATCTTCTAACTTTATGGGCATAATCGAATTGATCGCAATATTAACTATTCTCAGCGCAGTAGCGGTGAATTGCTTATGACAAAAAAACCAAAGAAGAAAAAGGTTGGCCGACCAACTAAATATGATCCTATCTATGCTGAAAAGCTAATTGAGTTCTTCGATATTGACCCAGTAGAATACAAAGACATCACCATTACCTATAAGGACGGATCCACGAAAGATATAAGCCAAGAAGAAGCTGCTCCTATTCCATTCCTCACAGATTTTTGCAAGACGATAGGGATAACTGAGGATACTATAGTCAATTGGACAAAAAAATACCCTGAATTTCTAGGCGCATATAAAAGAGCGAAGAAGTTGCAGGTTCAGTTTATTATGACAAATGCTCTTCGTATGAACTTTAGCGCGGTATTCTCTATCTTTACTTTGAAGAACATAGCTCGGTGGCAAGATTCAGATGAAGGCAACTGGCGTGACAAACAGGATATTGAGCACAGCGGGAGCGTTAATTGGACGGAGTTAGTGAAAAGTGCAAGTAATAGCACCGACAAAAAAACAGACTGAGAAACTCGTAAAAGCAGGGAAGGATCCTTTTTGGTTCTTGCCTTCTGTTTTAGGGGTCAATGTATGGGAAGGCCAGGAACGGATCATCAATGCTATTGTTGAACAACAGGACAAAGCGATCAAGCGAGTGACAGTAAAATCCGGGCACGCGCTCGGTAAAGATTATTTAGCTTCCGCATTATCTCTTTGGTTCTTATACAATTTCAGGCCTTCAATTGTTTTGACGACAGCGCCGACAGATCGCCAGGTGCAGAAGATCATCTGGGGTGAGATCAATGCCATGCACAAGAACGCTAAGATCCCGCTCGGTGGAAAGATAAACACAGAGGAGATCAAGATAGAAGAAAAGTGGTATGCTGCGGGGTTTACCACCAAAGAAACTAAAGGTCAGGTAGGTAAGCTGCAGGGCTTCCACTCCCCGAATATGTTGATTATTGTGTCCGAGGCCCAGGCCGTAGAAGATATTATCTATGAGCAGATCGAAGGTATTGCCACAAGCGGGAACGTGATTATTCTGTATATTGGGAATCCTTTGACATCTACCGGCGCTTATTTCAAATCATTCAGCGATTCATCCTTTAAAAAGATCACGCTGTCTTGTTATGAATCCCCGAACTATATCGCCGGCAAAGAGATCGTCCCGGGTTTGGTCACGAAGGCTTGGGTGGATGATAAGGAAAAGAAGTGGGGTAAAGGAACCCCAGTTTTTGATGCTCGAGTTGAAGGTGAGTTCCCGGATATGTCCCAGAATACTTTAGTATCATTGCCCCAGCTTCTTAAATGTGTTGGTGAGCCGGTGCAGCGTAAAGGATTTACAGCACTGGGCATTGATGTGGCCAGGTATGGTGATGATGAAACTGTGTTGACCCAGGTTCAGGGCACAGAACAGATAGCTTACAAAGTATTCTCAGGGATCGCAACGACTGCGACCAGGGACGAAGCTATCATGTACTCGAGGGAGATCAAACCGCATGGGATTATAGTAGATGATGCCGGTGTGGGCGGCGGTGTGACCGATATGCTGGCTGAATCTAAGAAGGAAGGGCTGTTAAGCGCAAAGGTGATTGAGGGCATAATTGTTGGCGGTAAGCCTAAAGAGGGCCGCAAGTATTATGATCTCAGATCAGAACTCTTCTGGCGCATCCGGGAATTAGTGATAGCAACGGCTGAACGGAAAGAGGGTGAGCCAAAGAAAATATCTATTTTGAATGATGAGGACCTTTTATCTCAGTTATCAAGCATGAGGTTCAGCTTTCCAAAAGGTAAGATCAAGGTTGAAAGCAAAGAAGAGATGAAGAAGCGCAACGTGCAGTCCCCGGACCGCGCGGATGCCTTGATGATCGCATTGTATGGTTCAACATTCAAGTATGAGGTCTCGCCTCCGCCGATCAAGAAGAACACAGAAGCTTATTTTGAGGCTATAAGACCAGAAGAAAACGAGGGAGGTCCTTCATGGGGTTAATGGAGAAAGCCGTTGGAATGGCGAAGGATATTGGCGAGCGCTTTGCTGATGGCGTGAAAGAAGCCACGGAAAAGATCCAAATGGATGAGGTTGAGAGAAATAAGTATTGGAACATGATCCGCAATGCTGAGAACTTTCAGAAGGATAAGTTTTACAAAGAAGCCAAGAGATTTATAGCTTATGTCAGTTCTCTGCCGCCTCAAGATGTTTTGAAGGGTGATCCTTATGAGGTATTCTGCAATGAGTTTTGGACGAACACCCAGACCATGCTACCGAGTATCTATTTTCAGAATCCTAAAGCATCTATTGAATCAGAAGAAGAGGATGTGGATCGTCAGTTCCAGGATCCATTCAATAAAGATAAGATGCTAACCAGAAAGAAAGGTGACAGCAAGAAGGCTGCGATGTTGCTTGAGAATAAGATAAATGATTATCTCAGGGTGCTCAAGTGGAAGCGGATCGCCAGCCGGAGTGTCAATGATGGCCTGGTGATAAGCATGGCGGTATCATTTATTTACTGGGCGACTGAAACTGAAGGTGAAGGCGAGAGCTTGATGGTCAAGAAAGATGATCTGGCTGCGGAGAGGTTTAACCCATTGAACTTTCTGCCGGATCCTGAGTGCACGAACATTGACCTTTCAGATGCAAAGTATATTGTCCTGAGATATAAGAGGCCGACTGAACTTATCAAAGCGAACAAAAAGTATAAGGGCACAAAGGACTTAAAGGGGACCAGCAAGCTTAAATACTCAGGCACGAAGGATGATAGCGAAGATGAGGTTATAACCAAAGACGAGTTTAAGGGAGATTTGCAGGACCTTGAGCGGAACACTTTGTATGTGGTCTATGATTATCTCAAGAAGAAGGTTGTGACTTTTACTGATGGCATGGAAGAACCGATCAGAATGGATGAATGGCCCAAGATCAAAGGGTATCCTGTTAAGATCCTGGCTTTTAATGAGGCTATTGAGGGCTTTTTCCCGATCCCGGATTTTCGCGCGTATGAATCATCTGTGCTGTTAAAGACCAAGCTGACGCGTAAGATGTGGGACCTGTTCAGAAAGCTTAACAGGATATTTGCTTACAATAAATCAAAGATAAACAAACAGGAACTACAGGGGGCAATGGATTCTCCGACTGGCGGATTGGTCGGGTTTGAGGATAAGTCTGATACCGCAGATGTATCTAAGTTCATTAAGAACATGAATGACTTTGTGCTCAATGATTCCTATCCGGCGCTGAGGAACATAACGAATGAGGATATTGAAAGATACTCCGGAATATCGGACTTTCAGCGTGGCTTGATAACCGAGGCCAAGCGAACCGCGACTGAGATGTTGAACATAGCTTCTATGCAGAATATGAGGATAGAGAAGAAGAAAGATGCTGTGGCTGACTGGACCGAGGAGAACATCCAGCTGATGATCGAATTGCTTCAAGCTAATGTCCAGGGAAGCCCGGTGGTGAAGATCAAGACCGACAACGAAACTATCTTTGAACACTTCACTCGGGAACAGATCCAGGGCAGGTTCGCGGTGTCAATTGATGTCGGTGATATGGTCAAGCAAAACCCTGAGATGAAGGCCAAGCTGTCTATGGAAAGATACGGCGAGTTTGCCAAGAACAAGCTATATAATCAGGTGAAAGTGGCTAAGGATGCGGCAAAGGCTTTGGGTGAGAAGAACCCAGAGGATCTGCTCAATAAGCAGGAAGTGATCTTGTATGAGAGGCCAGAGGTCAAACAATTATTGCAACAGATAGGTTTGATCCCGCTGGACGAGGGTGCACCGGCCAGGGGTCCGGCCAAGAAGCCGGGAGTG